TCGACAGCATCAACGGCTGGGATCCTGACGTTGCTGGAAAAATCGATCCAGACTTTACGCCTAAGGATGCGCAGAACATATGGAACAGCACTCCCGATACGGCCAAAGCCGCTGTTCTTTACAAGGGCGGTAAGGCTCTTGTAGACGACATCATCAATAACTCCGTATCGGCTAATCACGCAATCCAGCGTATTACCGAGATTGAATCCACAGCCCGTGCGGCATATGCCATTGACCGATATGATGAGGATCTTGGATACCTGACATACGGAGCGCACAAGATGTTCTCCGGAATCGTCAACTATGCGGCATCGGATCCAATTACTACGATCTCCATGGTAGGCACCGGCGGTCTTGCGGCTGCTGGAGTCGGAGCCAGTGCCGCTGGGACCGCTGCAAGCCAGGCAGGCACCATTGCCAGCATTGCCTCAAAGTACAATAAGACCTGGAGAGCGGCAACGTATCTCTGGGATGGCTTAGATGGGGCATCCAGCGGATATTCGTCATATACGCAATTGACTAATGATGGATATCGAATCTACGGAAAGACCTACGAAAACAAGGAATCTCTGTCTACTTCAGTAGGTATCGGAGCATTGCTGGGACTTGGATTCTCAATTGGAGGCGATGCCGTCGGCTCTTTGTTTCGACGTCAGCTTAATTCGACAGGCAGCCTAACCGCTGTTGAGAACATGGCTGCATCGTCGGTTGAAGGCAACCTTGGAACAGCTATCGACCATGTCGCTCAGAGTCAATTCCGCGCATCCAAGAGTCGATTGGAAAAGTCATTGGATACCATCGTTGGTCCGGATAGCGATATCCGACGACTTCTGATGGATGATGATTCCCGAAATCGTCTTGGATACGGTGGCATTGAGGGAATGGATACCCTGTCAGATTGGGTTGAGAAGAACAAGCCAAATGCTTCTGAACTGAATCAACATATCAATGACATTGCTGTTGCAGCTGAACGCAACCGCCAAGCCGTGGAAGCATGGCAAGGAGAGGTTGAGGATTATGTTCTGAATGGCGGCGATCAGGGAATGTTCTTCAGAAAGAAGGCCTTTAATCTTCTCAGGACCCACATGGGTGATGAGTTTCCGCAATATCGATTTGTCATCGATTATCTTGAGGAGACCACAGGAGATATCCGATTGGTGGCCGAATGGATGGCACGTGGCGACAAGGATCGTGTGATCCGGGCCGTGAACGCCATCAACGCCAACAAGTGTATCAGCATTCTCCAGGATTCCGCCATCACAGGAGCCCTGGAGCGAATCTCTGCGCAGGGCATTGCCGCCGCTGCCGATGAGGCACAGCAGGCGATCAACCGCATCAATGACAACATCATCCAGGGTCGTTTCAGGGGAGCCGTCGAGATTCTCGATGATATGCACCAGGAGGTCACTGACCGCCACGGGCGTCTTCTCGGTGAAGTAGATGCAAACCTCAACTACCTAAACGATGCCCTGGATTCACTGAATAATGAAGCCTTCGAGCGTCTAGATCATTTCAAGGAAGCAATCGATTCGCTTCAGAAGATCAGGGCCAACATCTCCAATTCAACCATTGGAGGACGGAAGGCACGTACGCTAATCAATCAGGCCATGGATCCGGAGGCCGATAACGCATCTGTCATGCTGGCCATGCAGGATGTAGTGTCTGACCTGGTTCCTGGTCCTCGCCTTTCCGACCATGTCTTGGCTCTCAAGGAAGCGATCGATAAGTTTAAGAGATCTGAGGATCTGGTGTCCTCTTCTCTAGATGATGTTCGCAGAACGCGTCGGTCGATTATCTCAAAGACAACTACTGAAGGCCTTAATAGGACGATGTCAGAGTCGGGATCGTTTCCTCTCTGGAAATACGAAATCTCCGAAGCTGGATATCATGCTGTTCGTCGCAGCGCCGCCAGGCAGACGATGGCAGGAAATCGATGGAAGGTCGAGTTTGTGGATCGTTTTCTTGGAGAAGGAGCTGCAGATAAGGCTCTCAGTTCAGGCACCAGTCCAATGCGTCCTGTCCTGCAGTCTCGCAAGCCTATGGAGCGACTTACTGTCGATCAACAGTATGCTATTCTTCAAGAAGAACTTGAACGGGTTGCACCTGAAATTGCCAAGGTGAGGTCTGCATCAGTCGATATGCCTATCGATAGGCGCATCTCGGATGCCAAGGACACCATCGGTCGTCTTCAGACAGGACTCGATAATGCAAAGGCAATGCTGGAACGACGCCCGATAAAGGGAGATGCAGCCGGTTCAAATCTATCCAAGTTGATTGGAAAGCGAGAACGGCTGATCAAGCGCATGACCAACATGGTCAAGCGCATGGAGAATCAACTCCAGGGCCAGCTTGACGAGCTCAACAAGGATCTTCCAGACACCGCCGCCTTTACGGCTTCGGATGTCAGGTCCATGAGAGCCAATGAGGCCAGGGTTGCGCATACAGATGCCGCAAAGAAACTTGCGGAATGGTCTGCCAAGAATCCTGAGAAGATTGACTCCAAGGCGGCACGAAACCTACAGACAAAGGTTAGAAAGGCTGCCGCTGCAATTGGCAATGACACTGAATATTTGGCTCTTAATAGGGAAGTAGAGCTACTCAATGATGAGCTTGCTTCGGCTATCAAGCATGTAGAGGACCTTAAGAAGGCTGGATCTACCGATGCTGATCCAGTTCTCAAGAAGGCACTAGACAAGCATAAGTACCTGGAGAAGGAGCTGAACAAGGCCAAGGCCGCAATCGAAGCGATCGACAATCGACCGTCTATGATTAGGCGATCACATGACTTGAATGGCAATACCCCTCCAGTCAATGATGTGGTAGAACTGAGCCGACTTCGCGCACAGATTGGAATCGCTATCGAGATGGGAGAGAACGACTGGGCAGAAGAGCTCAATCGTCGTCTATATGCCAAATTCGGTGACGCCAACCGTCTTCCAAGATGGACGGCTCTTGAGGACTTCTTCCTCAGGACTCAGCGCGCCTCCATGAACGGCCAACCGGTGTCTGAACGACTTGTGGCTGTAAGCATGGATGGAAGGAACGTCAAGTTCTCTATTGCCGAGCAGACTCAAGACATAACCGTAAAGGAAGGAATTTCCGAGGCCGCCGCTGGCATTCCAACAATGCCTGAAACGCCATCTGGAAAAACACTTCGTGTTCCATCGGAGGAATCTAAGAAGGCCGCAAAAGCCATGCGCGATCAACAGCTGCTTGAAAAAGCGCTGGAAATCGACGCCGAGGCTATTGCAGCCAGGGTTCCAGGTCAGAAGATCAAGTATGAGACCGGAATCGTATCGTCTCCAATCGACGGATTGACGGCAAAGACACCAACCGCTTCCACCGCATCTGCTGGTGGAAAGGTGGATGTCTCGGATATTCCGATTGAAGATAAGATTCTTTCCTCGCTGCTTGTCAACGAGGCTCCCGGAGAACGAATCCTTGTAATGAATGAACTGCTTAATTCCATGGGACGCATCCCCGCGATGCGTTCTCTTGGACAGGTCTTGTTCAAGCTGCAGACAGCAGGAACTGGATTTGGACAGATTCATTCATCAAGCCGTATTCTCGATATGATGGTGACTGCATTCAACATGCTTGATCGTCCTGAGGCTTTGATAAAGAGCCTGGGATATAACAAGGCAGGAAGCAGGACACTGCAAAGCTTCAGGGATCAGGGACGCATAGCCGTCAATGAACTTGCTGTGGCTGAGCAACAGGCACGTAGGCTGGGTCACCTAACCGCAGAATCCAACGTACGTCTTCAAGACGCCCTGGATACAGGTGATGCATCGGCATTGAATGCCGGTGAACGTGGCATGTATGACATCACGCGTCGTCATTATGACGAGGTCGGACGTCGACTTGCCGATACCTATGGCGATGGGATCACGATCGAGAACTACCGTCCTCGAGAAGGAAACACAAACGCCATCCTGGCTAAGCAGACCGCTGCTCAGAATGACTTTACTACTGTGTACATGGAACGGATGCAGTCCTCTGGAGAAGCTCTTCCAGACGAACTTGCGGATCGCTTCGGTATTCCACGTGGAACATCGTGGTCTGCGTTGACTCCTGAGGAACATGCAACCTTCATGCCTGGACTCAGGGAATATTGTCATGGACTGTCAGCTGAGACCATTGCCAGGTTGACCAACTCCGTCACCGAAGATGGAGTAGGATTCAGAAGGGCTACAAGGACTCCAAACTCAAAGTCCGCAAGAAAGCTGGAGGATGCCGTTGCTCGCGATCCTAGGATTCGCAAGTGGTACATCCAGTCTCCTGTTCAGGAACACAAGCTGTACATGGAGATTCGGTCTCCCCAGATTCGTTTCGATGCCCAGTTGTCTGAAATGATCGGAACCAAGGCTACGTTTGATGACGTGATCTCGGCTCTGAAGAAGCATTCCATCACCATCAAGGAATCCACTATTAGAAGTGAATTCGACAAGGGTGTAAGGAATCTCGAGGACAAGTGGCGCTATCATACGGGACGGGCTCAGTATCGTCACGACAATATCCTGGATCCAGCCCTTAGGATTGGAACTGGAATCGTTCGTGGATCTGCTGGTTCGTTCTGGGGTCTTGCTGGGTTGACTACTGAAGTCCCCAGGGCCGTCACTGCGGCTAGGATGTATGGCGGAAGCGTACGTGAAGGCATCATCGATGTTCTTCATGCGCTGAGAAACGCCAATGATCTTGGAACAATGGAAGACATCGCACATGGTGTTGACCAATACTGCAGCCATGCCCATTCATCGTTTGGATCATCTGTTGGAACAAGCGTCTCGGAGCGATTCATCGCTCCATGGGAACGGTTCTGGCACGTGGCCTCTGGCGATGAAGTGATCACGGATGGCGGTGTTGCAATGAATCGGATCACAGGATCCGCCGTTGCATTTGCCGAGGCATATGGAGAGACTGGAATGCGTGCTGGAATGATGCAATATTTCTCAGGCGCTGCCCGGGTTGTTGCCGATCGCCAGGCAAAGAGGTTCATTACTCGCAGCATCGATAAGATGGATCGCCTGTCCAGTGCCCTGAAGGCAATTGGACCTATCCAGGAAAACACGGATATGGCCAGGAAGGCATTCAAGGATGCCTGCCAGGAAGCCGGTATTCCATACGATGTCGCCATTCAGATGAATCACGCCGGAATCCTCGATTCAGATGTGATTGCAGGTCTTAGGAACGGACTGACAGGACAGCAGGAAGTATTCAGCATGGGCCTGATGCGCGGTCGTGTCGATGACAAGACGATGAGCGCTCTCATGGATTTCCTTACCGCTGCTCATAACTTCCATGTTCCTACCTCTAGTCTTGCCACATCGGTTGCGGCCAGTTCCGCCATTGAGAAGCTGTTCTACAACCTAACGTCGTACAGCCGTGCGTTTGCACTCAATGTTGCATTCCGAACCGCGGCAAACGGTCGATTGTCGACCATGCTTGCTACATATGCGGCACTTATGATAGGTGAGAACATCTATCAAGGCATCCGCAACATTGCAACGGGAAAGACAACCCCCGATAAGATGAATGAGGAGTGGTCAGCAAATCCAGTTGGATATTTCATGGCAAACGCCGTGAAGACACCATGGCTTGGTGCCCACAACACAAGTGCTCTTGCCGCAGTAGAATCATTCACCGGAACCGGAGGTGTTTCCACAAGGGGCAACAACATCATCGGTCCAATCACCGATTCGTTCAGGAAGTTCTCTAAGGTACTGTATTCAGACGATAAGACAGGTGAACGAGACTGGTCGTTCTTCCAGACATATCCCCCAATTATGAACGCCTGGTACTCGAGGCTTATGATCGGTACAGACATGGAGCAATGATATATGGCATACTCATACGTAGAGTATGTCGGCACCGCTGGCGGCACCACCGGCCCGTTCTCATACGGGTCGGTGGCGCTGCTGGACGCCGACACGGAGTCCATCTCCACACAGATCAAGGTGTACAAGAACGGCACCTTGCTCACCTTGACCACAGATTACACGATCGATACGATCAACGAAGAAGTCACTACCAACGTGGCTATCTACAACACCGATATCCTTCGCGTTGTACGAGAGACAAAGTCGGATGCTCGATACGTCGACTACATCGATTCAACGAATGTGACTGCCGAACTTCTAGATCTCGATAGCAACCAGCTGTTCTACCTGATCCAGGAGACTAAGGATCTCACGACAGATGCCCTTACCAAGGGTGTTGATGGTCAGTGGAATGCCCAGGGACGCCGAATCGGCAACATGGCATCGGCTGTCAATGGAACCGATGCCGTCACGCTCAACCAACTCAGCGCTGCTGTAGTCGGAGCCCTTCCTGCTACCCTGTCTGGAATTGGTACCCTCATCTACAGCGGAGACGGAGCCACCACCAACTTCGCACTTCCAGCGGCGATTTCTACGATCACCGATGCAAGCGATGTGGAGGTCTACATCAACGGTCTTCGGCAGCGTCCGACCACCCACTATACGATTGTATCTGGAAACGTGCAGATCACTCCTGCTCCTGGATCCAGCGATCGAATCATGCTGGCATATCCGGAGGGCACTGTGTCTGCCATGCTCACAGCCAACTCGGTGACTACCGCCAGCATCCAGGATGATGCGGTGACTCCTGCAAAGCTGAGCAATGGAACAAACGGACAGGTCCTGACGACCTCCGGAATCGATGTCGTATGGAGCAATGTCGCTCCTGCCAACATCTCCGGATTCGATGCACAGGTACAGCTCAGCCGTCTCGATCAGATGGCCGCACCGACTGCATCGGTGTCGGTCAACTCGCAGCGCATCACCAATCTAAGCTCTCCCTCTTCTGCAAACGATGCTGCCAACAAGTCGTATGTCGACAGCACTGTTTCTGGATATGTGCAAGCATCTTCTGGATCGGTTACTACCACTGGATCAAACAACGATATCATTGCACAGTTTACGACATCCATTGCAAATCTTGCCGGTGTTACGTTGACTGTTCCTGTCTACAATGTCACTACGGATACAACTCCAAACCAGTTCATTAACATCAGCTGGGCTATGGCATCTGGACTTTATGCAAACGATGCCTTGTCTGGAAACAACTACCCACTGCGGACTGTCCACAGAAGCATTAATGGAAACAACGATGCTTCCGTTCACACCTACTTTACACGTGGTGGGGCTACCAACAATACCCTTACTGTCAACATCGTAAGGCAGGGAACACCAGGTGGATTCAACTTTAAGGCTGGATCTACCGTGTATGCCGCATTTACCAAGGGAGCTAGCTGATGGCAACGGAACAGATTCAGACTAATCAGATCGCTGGGTTTACTGGAAGCGGTGCACGTACCGCCATGCAGGTTTTCACCCTTACAGGTGGAACAGCCGATATTTCTACCAATTCGTTTGGTTTTGTAATTGGTCCTGTAATGATTGAGCTGCTTGTCGGCACGTCCGATGTCAACGGCACGGCGGTTTATTCGGTTCTATGGAACAGCATGCGGTCGTTTAGTGGAAGCAAGACTGCTGACATTACGGATCGATTTGCAAGGGGTCCTGGAAACGGTGGCTTTATTAGAATGGCTGTAGACCGAATTGGAGGTGGTTTCGGACTTCGAATTAGTCGCCCCTTCGATGGAACGGATACAGCTCCTGACGGAACCGGTGTTGCAAGTTTTACGGCTCGCAACTGGCCGAATCCTGGAGTTCTTCGCGTTACGGTGTGGGAGGATACCACGCCATGAACGGAGACGACATCATCAAGTTGATGACCATGGTTGGTATTCCGGTCGTTACATCGGTGGTGTCCACCATGTGGCTGACCAACTCCAAGCTGGTACGCATGGAAGCAGAGTTACAGGCACTTAAGGAACTGTCGGACGAACGCTTTGAGCGTATCGACCGGCATGTTCACGACATCCGCAATTCCATGCACGCATTGACAATCCTCCTTGCAAAGCGAGGCGTCCATGACGAACAACAGTAAGGACGACAAGTCCAACGAGATGTGGCACCTCACCGCAGATGCCATCATCGATGCCATGAAGGATCCAGACCGGGTATCACCTGGCTGGGCTCAGGCTGCCCTCCGTTTCCTCAAGGACAACGGAATCCAAGCCTTGGATCTTCCCAATGGCAAGCTAGAGAAGATGCGCGAGATCCTTCCCTTCAAGAAGGTCTCCTAACGGATAAGGGGGTCGAAAGACCCCCGAATCCTTTCTAAGGCCCCTAGGATCGCATTACAGGCGTTCTGACGGTTTAGGGGTATCTCCGGAGGGGTCGGTGCTCCGACGTCTCTAATGCGAAATTCCCAGGGTACCATATGTCCGATAACGAATACACAGACATGCTGAAGGCCGACTTCAGAAACTTCGCCTTCAGGGCATGGCAGGTACTAGGCCTGCCGGCCCCGTCCGACATTCAGTACGATGTCTGCGAGTACCTGCAGTCGGGACCCAGCCGAAGGATGATCCAGGCAATGCGCGGCTTCGGCAAGTCATACCTGACTGCCACCTACACGGCATGGCGCCTGTACCGCAACCCTGACACCACGATCCTGTGCGTGTCGGCTGTGCAGACCCGTGCCCGCGAGTTCATCCTGCTTGTAAGGCGTCTAATCGATGGCATGGACGAGCTGCACCACCTGCGACCGGGGGAGTGGGACCGTGACGGCGCCGACCGGTTTGACGTCGGCTGCCGCACCACTCCGTCCAAGAACCCAAGCGTGGCGGCCTACGGCATCAAGAGCATGATCACGGGAACCCACGTCGACGTCATCATTAACGATGACGTGGAGATTCCGGACAACAGCCGTACGGTCGAGGCCCGGGACAACCTGATCCAAAGGCTCAGGGAATTTGAAAACATCCTCAACCCAGGCGGAGACATCATCTACCTGGGTACGCCGCAGACCGAGGATTCCGTGTACAACCGCCTTGCCCAGCACTACAGCTGCAGACGATGGCCGGCACGGTATCCTGATCCAAGCGACGAGCGGCGCATGGTCAACATCGCCCCGTGGATCGTGGACAATCTTAAGGATGGAAAGGCCGAGGTGGGAGACCCCACCTATCCCAGCTACTACCCAGACGATCTGCTGGTAGAGCGAGAGGCCATCATGGGCCCGTCCATGTTTGCCCTACAGATGCTGTTGGACACCACCCTCAGCGATGCCGACAGGTATCCCCTGAGGTGCAGCAACCTGATTGTGTGGGACATGGCGAGCAACATGGCCCCGATGAACCTGATCTGGGGCACGACGTATCCAAGGAACATCGAGTGCGCAGGACTTGCCGGTGACAGGTGGCACGGCCCCGTGCACATGGACCAGCGGTGGTCAGAGTTCGAGCAGACCGTCATGTACATCGATCCCGCGGGACGGGGAGAGGACCAGACAGGATACTGCATCGCCAGGATCCTGAACGGCATGATCCATGTCCCGGAGTGCGACGGCCTTCCAGGAGGCCATAGCGACGAGACGCTGATCAAGCTAGCCACCCTATGCAGCCAGTACGGCGTCAGCCAGGTAATCGTGGAAAGCAACTGGGGAGACGGAATGTACGCCAAGTTGCTGCACCCGCACCTGCAGAGGATCGCTGGACAGGTAGGCATCGAGGACAAGAGGTCAAAGGGTCAGAAGGAGCTGAGGATCATCGACACCCTGGAGCCGGTAATGGCCCAGCACAGGCTGTGCGTGTCGCCCAAGGTGGCGGCCAACACCGTCCTGGTCAACCAGATGACCCGCATCACCCGAGACAAGGACTCCCTAAGGCACGACGACCAGATCGAGGCCTTGGCTGGAGCAGTGGCGTGGTTCAAGGAACAGATGTCCATGGACAGCGTCAAGAGGGTGGATGACCTGGAGAAGATGCAGATCGAGAAGGTTGCAAAGGAGTTCCTGAAGGAGTGGAACAATCCAAAGGAATCGCGATACGTGATGCCATTGTCCGGAGGATTGTTCAACCAGGCTGCGGCAAAGGAATGGTCCAAGAATACCCAGAAAAACACACGATGGGGCGGTCGCAGAATCAGCAGGACCTAATTACCCGACCCATAGTGAGGGGGACGCAGTCCCCCGAACTATAGATTATACAATAGGATACAATAGAATATGTCCAGCATTCCTCCAGTAAAGACAGTCAATCCAGATGGAACGATAAGCCTTGTTCCTGTTCCTCCGGCGCGGGTATTGACACCATACATCATAGATCCATCGTTCAAATACAGGATGTTCCTTGAAAGCGGATGGGCCAACAAGTCATGGAACGGCGGGATCAAGAACGGGTCCATTGCTTGCCGTGGCGATATCATCTACGCCAGCATAATGGCCATGCCTATCCCGATGCCTGTTGTTCAGACAATCTGGAACGGTACTCCCATGAACGTGTACAAGTGGAGCATCTTCCGTGGGATCGACGCCATCGTCCAATACGACCATGAACGACTTGAGCTGCTTCCGGCAAGCCAGGCGCACATGTCCATCGACACCAGCGTCATGAACATCAAAAAGACGTGGATTGCTTCCACCGGGGATGGAATAGCCCATTTCCATTCCGAGGTCCTTGATGAACCCCAGCTCAGGGTTCCACCGCAGAAGCCATCTCCATATCAATGGAATTTCAACGGATACATGTGGCAAGGCGGATATAGGATCATCGGTCGAATTGGCTTCAAGGTGAAGGATGACTATTATCTTCCTGAACCCGGTGCACAGCGATCGTTCATCAGGCTGGTTCAGTCATCCAGCATTGACGGAAGCCCCATCCCCGGCACCAATGTACTTTCAGAAATCAGGTCCGAAGGCGAGGACATTATGTTCGGAGCTCCGGCTTCGTACAAGGTATCGCACGTTCTTTCGGCTCCAGTCTCGGCATTCAGGCCTGGAGACGTAGTTCCAGTCGAGATCTCAGTCACTCCTGAGACAAAGCCGCAGATCATCCACTCTGTATCGACCAATTTCTCCTGGAATCCAGCGCACCTGGAGTTCATTGGCGTGGATCAGACAACTCGTCTTGCCGGATCGGAGAACGGACTGTCTCGTCCCGGTCCTGGAAAGGTCAATGAATCCGCCATTCCAAAGGATGGAACAGGCTGGCATAATTGGTTCTCTGTTCCGGGGGTCTATACCATTATCAAGGAAAAGACAGTAATCGCCAATCTGATGTTCAGGGTGGTGTCCGACTTTGATTCAACCTCGGTCAGCATCGTCAACCGAGAAAACCCCATCCTATCCGGACAGACCGTTCTTTCCGATTCCGGAGTCGTTGGAAGCAGCATCCCTGGCTCATATGTCCACGGGGTCACATCTGACGCAACCATTACCGGATCATTGGGTTGAAAATCGACTGGGGGTCGCTCTTTAGAGCGGGGGTATGGAGCTTTGATTGCTGCCGTTTCCCCCCTGTGCCCCCTGTCGAACCCCAATCGTGACGAGATCCAAGGGAAACGAGTCGTGATCGAGCCGCGCATGAGTGCGGAGCGACCGCGACCGTTTTTGCAATTGTCAACCAGTTGAATGTTCACTTGAATTCAGCGGATGTTGACGATATAGCGTCCAGATAACCTTTCACGCTAGGGAGCCTAGGATCGCGCCAGAGGCGTCCGAACCGAGACCGTACCCGTACCCTTGCCAACCGTCCGAAGGGCGCATGGACGATCCTAGTTAATTTCCACTTTCACGATTCAGATTGAATGTTAGGTGGTTTGTTGGGTGTTTGTTCTAGTCGTGTTAGGTGCTCGTTCGCATTATGTTAGGTGGTTTGCGACTCCTGTAGAAGAGGGGCGCATTGTGGATAACTTGTGGACAAGTAAGATACTTGCGACCGATAACAACTATTTGAGGAAATTTCGGGAAAGTGCGCCCGCACGCTGTTGCATTTCGATTACCCTTGCCGATGGAACGGTTCGTCCGCTCCGTCTTTGACAAGCAAGCCGCCTGCAAGTCCCCTGCGCTGATGAGGCGCAGGGTAGATACGGGGCGAAGCGTCCGATAACTCCGCCTAGCGTCACTTGACGCATTGTGCGCGGAGTCGCCTTTACCCGTTGGAATAAACGGGGCATCCATACCAAACCGTATCCGTTGCGGATTCAAAGCGAATCTACCAACGGCTTGCCACTGTCGGTGAGCGGGGGTGCGTGGCGACAATGGCACGATGCAAGCGATGTCCGTACCGACCCGAAAGCGTCCGTACCGACCGATAAGCCCTAGCGAACGAAAGCAGAGTAAACAGGGACGATAAACCGAATACCGCTCGATGCGACCGAACGGGCGCGACCAGTTATGGCGCGTCTTACCAACCAACTACCCGTTGCCCCGCGAAAGCGGGGCAACGGCTTTCCTGCCGTTCGTTGTGAACGGCAACCGTACGGGTACGGCTTACCCGTTGACAGTTAGTGCAGGGGCATCCCTGCGGAGTGTTTCTTATGTCCATTGTTGAGTCCATCACTGCGTCTACGAACCGTAACCCGATCAAGATGGCGAGTGACAACAAGCCGTCCCGCATCCTGAAGTACCTGCCAGCAGCGGCGACCGAATCCGACTGCGCGCAGGATCGTTCCGCCCTTCTCTCTGCGTTCGACATTTGCCGCACCTGCGGAATCTACGGACGGGGCGGCAAGAATCCGATTCTCTTTGGTTCGGATGAATGCCTCGCTTCCCTTCCGATCATGTTCCGCGATCCCGTTGCGCAGGCGATGCGCACGATCATCGGCACATTCACTGCGATTAGCGTGGGTAATGCTCCGTCGTCCATCGTCCGCGAAACCTTCGCCGTCAACGGGTGCAACCTTTCCGCGCGCGTCGCTTGCAGCGTGTTTATGGGCGAACCGACCGCATTGAGCGCGGGACAGATTCGCAACGCGCTCGGAGTAGCAGCGAAGAGCGCACGCTGATTCCGTCCGATTCCGTCCGCACAACAAACACCCACGACCCTTCGGGGTCGTGGGTTTTTTTATGCCCATTGTTTTTTGTCTATCGCGCTGGACTGTCGATTGTCGATTGCAACACGCTGCGCGGCGCTTGACTCAATCGGCTGCTGGCTCGTCTGGCTGCTGCCGTATTGTGTGAGGCACGATGCCTATTTTGTCTGCCGGTTCAGGAAACAAATGTTGTCCCTCAGGGACAAGGAGTCTGGGATGTTCATTCTGCCAGATGCACAGGAGCGTAAGAACGCTGAAAACATCGACCATGTCGAGGAGTTTCTCCGAGACACGATCCGCAGGTACTCGCACCTGCACGATCAGGCCAGGCGCGAGGAGATCGCGCGGCTCGTCAGCGAACAGATCACCGACGCCTGCTTGGACGGGCTGATGGAAGGCGAAGCCATCTTCGACAAGGATCCTCTGTTCACTGGCAATTCGGTGGACGACGAGGATGACACCGTTCAACTCGACACCGAGTGGGACGGTGCAACGCACAACGAGGCTGACTCGTCCATCAAGGGATTCCGCTCCGTGTGGAGCGAGATCATCTCCGAAACCGTTGCCGACCAGCTCGGCTGAAAGGAAAACAACATGAAGTACGCAATCATCTTCTGTCTGGCTGTCTGCCCTGTGGCTGCAGCCCAATCCAGCGAGTTGCTGGACGCAATCCGTCAGGT